TCCACTGCTTCTTTCATCTCTTTAGATTCATAGCATCGCATCACATGCAGACAAGGGTCTTGCCCTTCCATGAAATCTGCTTCCTCTGTAATAGACATAGGTACACCGTCATGTGTATGGCACACAGGCGGAGAAACAAACCCCGCCCGCATACCAATCTCCAACCACTGCTCGAAATCAAGCATCATAATGTCCATTAGAATGAATCATTCCCAAGAAACGGCACCGCACCAAACTTTTCTGTAACTATCGCGAGGTTGCGTTCAGTCTTGTCAGCGAACACAGCGTTGAATCGCATCGTCAAACCGATTTCGTCTGCCAAGATTTTGGTTGTCCACACTTTGTTGCCATCCTTTTCATACGATGAGATGTCTAGTTTCCCTACCACAATTACACGGGAACCCTTCTCAATAGAAGTAGCGGCAGTCTCTGCCATGTCACCAAACACTGTGACGTTATGCCATGTTGTTTGCTTCTTGTCATCTTTGCCTGATGTTGTGGCAACAGTGAAGTTGCCGATTGCTTTACCGTTCGCACCGTATTTCAGTTCGATTGGTTTACCGCAGTTGCCTACGATGGTGATGTTATTCATTTATCTACCTTCTCTTTCATTGGTTGTATTCTGGATGATGTTCTGTTATCTTCTGCACTAATACACACATGTGTTGGGGGTTCAGATACACGGACATAAGTGTTTAAGGTCATACCACAACGGTCACAAAACCATCGTGTTGCTGTACGTCCCTTCATAATGTCATGCTATCAGGGTGCTGGTATCGCCCAAGGATTCCAACCCCACCCGTACCTGTCCATCCCATACTGATGGATGGCAAGCCCTGCCGTAAGGCAGACTGTTGGGTTGAATAGGTCTGCTGGTCGTTGAAGGATGTCTTGTGCGCGTAGCCATTTCGTCCAACTGCCGTTGATTTGTAGCAAGCAACGACTTCCACCGAACGGGTCTTGTTTGTTCCATGCTGTGTTATCCCCTCTACTCTCTCTGTTAATAACAAAATCCAATATCGGTAAATCTTTTTCAGCCCAACCAACCTGCCGCGCCAACCCCCACCACTTGCCTTGCAAGGCTGTCGGTGGGACTGTTGGTGGTGTGGCTTCCCTTACATTGCGAATGTTTACTGTCGATGATGGTGTCCCTTCGGCAGATGGTGCTTCGGCTACTGCTACCGTTGCCCCTAAAGCAATCAAACTTATAAAACTTGTGATGATACGTTTCAACAATTTATTCTCCTAATCGTAAGCGGATAGTGACATCAACTCCTTCACTTGCTCTGGGTATATAAGTATGCCTTTCGCTGGGTTGTCGGATGTTTGCGCTGCGATGCGCTCGGGCAGATGTTGTATGTTCGCCTTGATGTAACGGCGTAACCTGCTGGTCTCTATTATAACAAACGCCGATGGCGAAAACAAATACACCCACCAACGTGCTTTAGTCACAGCAATACCTGACGGTTTCCATCCAGTATTGTGCGGGTTCTGTTCAAACTCAACAAAGATACGACCATTACGATACCTGTCGTACTTCACTTCGAACGAACCGTTACTTAAGTCAGCAAGAAATGTTTTAACAATCTCTTCGCCTTCATGTCCGAACGCTAAATCTTTTGTGAAGTCATGCGGATTGATGTCATGTGATGGTGCATATCCTTCGGTGCGTTCAATCACTCGATGCCATCTACAGTTCGTTCAACAATAGGTTTCTGTGATTCATACCCACGGTTGATGTATGCGTCCATTGCGTCACGTTCACGCGGTGTTGCACCCATCCAATCAACTGGACGTTTCGTACCGTAGATACGTTCCATTAAACATTCGTATAGTTCACGGGTGATGTCATCCATTGCGTACTGCTTCCTCGTATGCTTCCACTGCACGGTTCATTTGTTGTGCGTCTTGTTCATAGTTTGCTTCAACTAATGCTGTAGCAATTTCTTTCCAATCAATGTCCATTAGTAGCCTGCTTTCTTTAATAGTTTTAACAACTCATCCAACCTTAAAACCGCATACTGGTCAGCAGGATTACCGTAACTGCGACGCTTCGCAACCACAATCCCAATCTCAGCACCAGCGTTAATACGTTCAACCTCAGCCTCATGTAGCCAACCAGAAAAGTTTAATGTCTTATGGTTTTTACATTCCCAAACTAAACGAGGGTCAGTACCTGTGATGTCGCCCTTATCTAAAGCACCATTCAAAGAACGACGCTCAACAAACGGATACATGTCTTTCAAATAGTTCACTATGAACGTCTCGAAGTTCGTGCCTTTAGCACGTTCTTTAGACACGGGACATTTCCTCCGCCAGTAACTGTCGAAACAAAAGACTGCGTGACACTCCACGCTTCTCACAAAGTTTCACAATATGTTCCATCTGAATGGTGGTCAATCTAAGAGACACCATCTTTGTCGAACGATAGATACCAGCAGGGTCTACGGTGCGTGTCGCCGCCATTATGCGCCTTCCTTAAATGATTTCAAATCGTTGAACGCTGAACGCAACAACGGAAGATGACTGCTCAACACGATTGCACCTTTGCCCCAGTTCACTTTGGCATTGTCAGCAACGACTTCAGGGGTGAACCCTGCCTTCTCACATGCGGCAATGAACTGTTCAATCTGTTCTTGTGATAGCGGTGCATCACCAACTGGTTCTGCTTTGACCACTTTGGGTGCTGGTGTAACCACTGGTTGTGAATGGTCATCCCATTCTTGTTTCGTCCACAACGATAGGCAAATACCGAAACGCATAGCAGAGTTACGGATGAAGTCTGATACCAACTCTTTGAGTAGGTCAGGTTTGTTGTGCATGACTGAGCCGATACCGAGACGGCGTACACCTTGCACTGTGAGCCAGCCTGCCATGTGTGCCATGCCGTTCTCAACACGGTACGCAGGTAAACCGTTCACATCAAACGCAACAGGTTCCCATGTCCATTCGCTATCGACTTCGATAAGCATTTTGGTTATATCTGCGTGCCCGACAAATGACAAAGACTGCCCTCCCTTGGGTAGTTTGCCTACAATTTTTGGGTCTGGCACACCGTATGCGCCAAGGATTTCATCTAGTTTCATACTCGTTCCCCTTTCAAGAGAAGCGTTCTATTGGTTACTTGCTTACTATATTTTTCTGCCATCGCAGGCTCATTCATCTTCAACGACTTAATATCCAACGAAGCCCACGACTTACCCTTCCATGTTGCAATGATTGTTCCATCGACAGTAGCAACTTCGTTCGGTCCAATCAAATCGCACAGTTCTGCTTTCAACCTGTCCTCAATTTCACCGTACGCTTTCAGTTCTGACTTCACATGCTTCAGTTGTGCAACCAACTCCTTAGCCGTAGACGGAAGTTCAATAGACGTAGGTGCAGGCTTCTGGTAACGAGCGGTAATAGTTTCATAAGACCAATGGACCCCTTCAGGGGTCATACCTAAATCGATGGCGGTCAACCATTTGGCAACCTTCTCACAGTGTTCTTTAATCTCACCATCGCTGATGGTTTGCTCATAAATATGGAATGTCATGGACGCATCAAAGATTCCCCATGTCACATGACTTACGTCAGCACAGATGGCTTGTTGAATACCTTGGATACGCCAGTAGTCGGGCATTTCGCCTGACCATTCACGGTTCATAGTTTTGATTTCAAGTATCTTGCGCTCATTACCGTTCTCATAGAAACCGTCAAGGGTGGCAATCATGCGTGCGCCCTCGTCTGTTTCACAAGCAAACATTTCTTCAGGTGTAATCCATTGGATGCCAGTACGTTGAATAGCCCAGTTGATGCACAACGGTTCAAGGTCATTGCCGCGGGTCATTGCCCATGTGGGTGGGATAGGTGCGGGGGGTATGTCACCTAACATTTCTGCGGCGTACTTGTCCATTGGAACAAACGGGTGTAGCCCGTAGATTGCGGCTACTGCTGATGCTGATAGCCGTTTGCGTTTCTGTTTATCCCAGAAGCGTGTGTCTAGCCAGTCTTGTTCGCCGTGGGTTGGTTTGGTAATGCGGTAACGTGTGATTTGCATGTGTTCCCTTTCGTAGTGGTTCCTTCATGTATCACCATACATGGGTATCACACCCGTGTCAAGGACTATCCCAAGATTTTTATTGAGCGGACCATCCCAGCAGGAATATGGATTGCGTGGATACCCTCGCCCTTGCATAACGTCTGCCACAAATTCACGTGGTCTTTCTTCGAACCTGCATCACCAACAGCAACCAAGAAACCTACGCTCGCAACAATACATTCCCCGTCATCCTCGTACTCATCCATGTCTTGCCATCCACCTTCTGAGAGATGTGTGTCAGCCCAGTGGACTACCACCATTGGTGGTTCAGTCTTCGTAATTGGGTTCGGTGTCATGTTCCCCTCGTTCTTTACAGATAGCACAGTACTTACCTTCGGCATACAACCAACTAATATTGCAGTCGGGGCAGGTCAGCCAGTCTTGTTGGGACATGGGTTTAGTCTAGTGAACTTCCAGCCATCTGGAGAGTTTTAGCATCCTCAACTATGAGACGGTCTAACGTCTTGAGAACGGTAAAGAACTCGTCTTCTTCAGGGCGGGAAACCCTTGCTGTTACAAGGAATTTGCGGATTGTGTATAACGTTTCGCGTGTCATGGGACCAGCAAATATAGCCGACCCTTCAACTGTGTTTCGGTTACTTTTGGTGGTTTTCTAGATGCCCTGAAAGTTTGTCATTCACCTTATCTATCTTGTCTTCGGTACGGTAAATGGTTTTGTGCATGCCCCTCAAAATCCCTTGAACTACAGCGTGGTCGTCACGGTTTTCTTTAGCGAACTTTGTTACTACAACTGTTAGCAGACCGAAAGCACCAGCAACAGCAGCAGCGAGAACAGTAGCCCAACCAGCATCCATGTCATACGGCTTTCGCAGCGAGGTGTGCTACAACCGCTGGTGGGACTTGGTTTCCTTGTGTATATCGACCAGTTGCAAAATCTCGAATGGCTGTAGATAGTTTCCCTGCCTGTCCAAACTGACCCCGCGCACGACCTTTGGCTACACAATCCCTAACATTGTCTTTCTGCGTACCGAGACGTAGGTGGTCTGGGTTGACGCATAGTTTGTTGTCGCATGTGTGCATCACAACCAATCCCTTTGGTATCTCGCCGTGGTGTACTTGGAACATAACCCTATGGGCGGATTTGCTTTTATGCGATACCTGCACTTGCCCGTAACCGCTGGTTCCAACATATTTGGTCCACAACCAACAACCATTATCGGCAATCTCATACTTGTCGGAGACAAGTTCTTCTAATGTCTTTTTGTCAGCCATTACTGTGCCTTGCTTGCCAAATAAGCAACCACCGCTGCTGGTGTTTTGTTTCCCTCTGTGTAACGCAAATGCCAGGGTTCGGATTGGACTTCGTGTGAGAAGCCAAACAGATGTTCATTGGCTAACATCCATGCAAGTCTAGGTCCTGATGCTGAAGCCACATCGACTGCGATAGCAAGGTTATGCTGCGATTTTCCTGGTGTCGCCAAACAGGCTTGACCTTTTTTGAGATACCATTTCTTGCCTTCAAAGGTGCGGGTATCAGGGTTGCCTGTTGGTTCTAGTTGGTACCTTAAAAAAAATGCTTTGGTTTGTAATTCGAGTGTGCGATATGTGTCACCGCTACTCGTCGGAGTCAGTTTGATACCAGCCTTATCAGCAGCATCAACCATCGCTTCCCAAGCATCAGCAGCACAATGATGCAACGTGCCACCAACAGTTTTGCGTAACTTATCTGCGCTTAATTTTCCAGGCACAGCACCCTTAAGATGGTCACAAAGTTTTACTGGTACAACAGGGTATGTCACTAGCAATCCCACTTTCGCAACGCCAATGCTTTACGTGTCGGTCTACCTTGAGAATCTTTCATAGGTCCAGGCATACCACCCATTCTTGCACAAAACGATTTACGTCGAGCAGCATCTTTAGGTGACTTCGCTGCCTGCTTCGCTGACACAGGTGGTTTCAGATTCATACCTTGTGCTTTAGCAGACGCACGACCTTTAGCGTTCAAACCGCCAGTAGGATTCTTGCCTTCTTTGCGTTGCCACGCAGCAGTCTTAGCCATTACTTTTTCTTTTTAGCAGCGTTCATGTTGTCAACCAAGTTTGGGTACGGGCGACCAGCCGCTTTAGCCGAAGCCTTCGCAGCAGCCTTCTTCTTTGGGGACAGTTTCTCAGATTTTTTGGCAGGGTTTTTTGTTTCCCAAACAGGCTTACGCATTACTTCTCAGATTTTGCGCCGAACGCGCTGTTGATTTCTTCCATTGTAAGTTTGCCATCAAGCGATGCCTGAGCAAGTTTCTGTACCACTGTTGCACAAGCAGCGAAACCAGCAAGCACAGCCGATTTCCAAATTTCTAGTTCAGGGGCAATCACAGCACTACCACCAACGATAGCCAACGCTGAGGACAGGAACACTGCCACGATACGACCGAGGATGTCTTGTGCTTTTTTCATTCTGATTCCTTTGTGCTGAGAGTTAATGCTGCGTGTAAAACCAATGATACACCAACAACCCATATAGCCTGTCTTAAGGTAGGACCAGACAAGGTAATCAAGACTAGACCTGTGCCTGCGTATGTCCAGGCGTTGTCTTTGAGTAAGTCAGTGAGGCGTTTCATTTCCGTTTTATCTTACTACCTGCTGCTGTGAGGGTTGTCCCTGCTGCGATGGCGATGAGGGTTCGTCGTTCTCCTACGGGGATGTTGGAGCCTGT